TAATCAATACCAGGAGTTACAAATACATTGATGTTAACCGCTTCAGGGTTTGAGAAACTTCTAATCCCTAACAAGTAAGCGTAGTAGTCAGTATTTGCCCAACTTCTTGTACCATCTCCGATTGAAATTTGTTTGAAGGCACCCCATCCTGTTGCAGTTGGGTATCTATCTGTTGCACAAGCCCCATTAAGGAAACCATTTCTACCTAAAACGTATCTATCACTGTTTGTTCTATATTCTCTATAGATATCCCATCCATCAAACCCTCCTTGTACAAACAAAGTGAATTTTCTTGAGAACAATCTATAGTATGGACTTGTCTCATTTGTTGGTTCTGAACTAAATGGTGCGTCCCCGACATAGAATCTTGGTGTACCACTTGTTGAGAACGCACTTCCGATTGTAAGTCCACTCGCCCCTGAATCCATATGGAAACCTCTTGTCTTGTACGACCATTCTCCTCCTTCTAAATCACAAGGTGAGATAGGATTTCTTTTACCAACATATTCAAAGAAGTTAGTGTCATAACCCCAGAAGTTTGACATACCAAGATATGTTCTTCTTACATTATCACCTCCTGTTGTGGTTGAGTTATCACCCCCTGTTGGTAATCCAAATGGTGGGTTATAAATAACTTCACCTGGGAAATCATATTTTGTTTTAAATATTGGGAATGGAGATCTAGCACCTGAGTACTCTCTGAAAGAGAATCCTTCAAAACCACAAGGTAATGAATCAACAGGAGCATCTTCGTTCATCTCAACCATAACATATCTTGAATTTAACTCAAACTCTCCATCCAAAGAACCTATTTTTTTAGCAATAAAGTTATTTTGGCTTGGATCCATTGAACAGTTTGTAAATTTCTCAATCACTGTTGGTGTTGAGTCGGTATCAAAATAATCTCGGATTAGAACTGTAAATGTCTGGTTTGCGAAAGAAATATCTGTAATTGAGATTTTAACTTCAGTGTTAGCATTGTTACCATCTGCAATAGTGTAGAACTTAAATAAGTTAAAAACTTTATTACCTCTTAATTCTGATACTACCCAAGGAGAACTTGGAGATTGGTATCTATCTAAATACCAACCTACTGATGTTGACGATGAGCTTTGAGCCGAATCTAAAGATATTAATTCAGGATTCAAACCTCTAATATAACCTTGTCTGTAAGCATAGTTTAATAATGACTGAAATCTTTCTTCTAAGAATAACGGAACCGTATTTCTTGGTTTACCAAAGTTACTTGTACCGAATACTTTTGTTAAGTACTTAGCATCTGAAGAAGAAAACGAAGTTTCAAAACTAAAGTTTGTTCCATCATAATTTGTTGCATTTACTAAGAATGGAAGATATGGGTTTTTAGTCACACCAGAGTATGCACCTGTCATATCTAAAGAAACATCTGTTATACCTGTAATTTCCCAAGTTGGGTTAGTTCCGTCAACATAATCTGAAATACCTCTTGATCTTAAAGTTGCAACAACTAAATCATCATAATCAGTAAATGAATTACCCGTGTAAAGGAAAATTCTACCAACAACCTCACCCGAATAACAAGTTGTGATTTCTCCAATATTCTGAGTCCCACCACTTGCAAATGTACAAGGATTACAAGGATCATTAATAACAACATTTACCGTAAAATTTTCCGTTATTGTATTGTCTTCAGATGTTAACACATAGGTTAGTGTTCCCGCAGAAAAATTTACTACCGTTGAGTTACTAACTTGAATTACAGAATTAACACTAACTCCTGTTGTACAGGCACTAAATGTTGGTGTAATTGCTGACAAATCACCTGTAAAACCTGATGGTAAACATACATTAATTACGTTTGTATTGTAGTTAATTATACCTGAAGTACCACTTATACTATAATCGTAGAAAGAAGCACAATTACTTGATGTTGTTGTTGCGGTTACTCCTGTATAATAACTATAAAATGAGAATCCTGTGTAATTACCATTTCCTGTATTATCAAATAACGCGTAATACCAAGAATCATTTAGAGGAGATGTTAAATCAGTTGCATCAAAAGAAACTGAAGGTACGTCAAATCTATTAAGACTAGTCCCTGCAGAAAAAGTTGAATTTAAAATGTTAAAATCATCTGTATCTATAGAACCGAAATAATCAATGCTTAATTCTGATGATGGATTATTAGAGGTTATAATATTAAATATTGAACCTGTAATGTTATCATTTAACGATGAAAGACTTCCTGTAAATTGTTGATATGTTTCTGTTAATATTGATTGTATCTCATCAGGGAAATCACTTAAAAATGAAATTGTGCTTTGAGAATCGTCACATCCACTGAAAGGTACTGTGAAGTCTATTGTATTTGCGGAAGTACAAACGAATTCACAATCAACGGTTACTCCACTAGCACAATTAAACCCAACAGTTGTTGGATCTACGTTCGCTACAGTTGTGATAGACCAAGATGGTCCCGCATCATAACCTGACAAACCTAATATTCTTGTTACAAATAATTGATTTGATTGTTGTAAATATGCTTTAGCGATGTAAGCCGCTTCATATTTAGGGATTTGAGTATTCACAAATTTTTCAGCTGAGGTACCCCCAAAGTAATTAGTAAATTCGTCAAAGTTTCGGATGAATATAGGTTCAAAAGCAGGACCTTTAGAAGTTTCACCTGCAATACCTAAAGTTGTAACACCGACACTTTGAGCAACGAAACTTAAGTCTACTTCAGAAGTGTACACACCTGGTGATACAAATACTTTACTGTTAGTTGCCATTTTTGTCTTTTTTAATTTATAGATTTATTTTTATATAAATATTGATGATTTAAGCAAAAACTTTACTTAGTTAAAACTATTTATATATTGGTATGATTTTTTTCTACCTTTTTTCTACCTATGGATAAAGAACCCAAGAAGATAAAAAATTTGAAGATATCAATTGAAGTTCACGATGTCTTGAAGAAGTATTGTGACAAACGTGGTATAAAAATGTATAAATTTTTGGAGAATTTAATTTTAGAAAAATGTAAGGAAAAAAAGGATATTTACGGTGAATGATTATAACAATTCTTGTGTAAATATTATCTTAGCACTATCCGATGATATATCTTTTGTTATTTCTAATGTTAACACATCTTTCGTATTAATTTGTATTTCGGTAACGCTATTACCATAGTAATCACCATTTATATATACATCAAAATTATCCACATTGATAGAATCACCTAATTGTAGGTTAACTGTATAATCAAAAGTGTATACTGATTGAGTAACTCCTGATGGGTAATTTTCTTCGTAAGTTGGTGGTATTATAGGTTCTTCTCTTTTTTGTCGTTTCTTTCTTGTTGTTGTATCGGTTTCATACATCTGAAGAATTCTTGTTATTGCGGGAGATACTTGAAACTCTTCCTCATCAATTAAAAAACCAACCAACGTAAAGTTATATTTTTGTATATAAACTTTTCTTTTTTCTAAATCTAATGTTGATTCATCTGATATATCATCATTAATAATTGGTATGTAATGCCCCTTAATAACTTGGTATGCTTGTCTTGATGAAAATTTCTCTAACACAATTTGGTTAAACTTGTTCAGTTCCCTCATTCTATTACAAACAATTATTACAGTATATTTTATATCAATTGGAACTGGTTGCGGAATTTTATATATGTCCATTCCGTGTCTTTGTCCATCCCAAGTCGGTACTTGCGCATAATAATATTGTCTTCTATTAGGTATGTTATATCTTAATGCAGGATGGGTACCAAATTTTGGTACAGGATCTCTAACCACAGTAATAAAGGGTGGTTCCGCGTTTTTATCTATATTCTGGAAGTTCCAAGTCTCAACAAACTGAGACCAATTTTGTGATGATATTAAAACATCAACCATAGGAACCGTTTTTCCCTCAACAACACACCTTAATTCATCTTTAACAAAATCTAAAAATCCCCTATCCAAGTCTGCATGAAGTAATGACTTCGGTAAATAAGTGCCATCCATCTCAATCATTTCCTTCAACTCCTGTCTTCTTGGGTATAGAGTTTTCGGTTCAACTAAAGGTAAGTATTTCTTTATCTTTTTAGGTAATGGCATAATTACAATCCTTTAAATTCGTTAGGTCCAACATAAGATGCATTTATTGTTCTATAATACGGACGATATCCTGCGTACGTATGTTTGTTATCCGAAACAACACGACCATCATTATTTACGGTATAATATCTAACAACAGTTTCGCTTTCATAGTATCCAATATAATCACCAAAATTAATATCAATATCCAAATCATCTAAAGTTTTCTGATATACAGATATTCTTATATTTCCTGGTTCCATTTGTTCTATTCTTGATGAACCCATCATTTTGTTTTCAGGTGCTGAGACTTGAATAAATGCATTAAATTCTACAGGGGGTAGAAACTTAACACCATCACTTACTGTTTCACCATAAACATCGTCAGTTTTTGTTTTTTGTCTGTCTATTCTATATAATACACAAGTGAAGTTCATATCACCAACCAACCACTCTTCACCCATTGATATATCTAAATTGAAATCACTTTCACCAAAAAACTTTCCTAACCTTGTAATTGGAACTTTATTTTGCATAAAAAGTTGTTTTATTGATAAATATCTAAATATTGATTATTATTATAAAAACAAACTATTTTGGATATTGTATCAAAAACGATAGAACAAAAAGCAATGGACATACTTGATTCATATTCGGGTGCGAATAACTATATATTATCCATTAAATCTAAAAAAGAAAAAAACAAAAAGTTTTACCCAACAAGGGGACAATCAGATTATATAACAAATTACCACGATGTGAAACCAAAGGTTGCAAGAAAGTGGGTTGATTTAGATTCATATTTTGCAAAAAAGTTTGCGGAAGAAAAATATCTACTTGAAGTTCCTGATAAAGTATATGTTGAGAAACTTTTGGTTGAAAAAGAAAAATCATATCATATTTGGGGTAAGTTTTTTGAAAACAGTGAATTGTCGGAATTTTGGGTTCCAAAATCAGCTTTGATAAAAACTCATAACGTTGAAAAGGTTGAGATAGACTATTCAAAGTACGGACATAGACCCCCATTATCACATCAAAAAGAGGCAATAGAAAAATTAGCAGGTTCAAGAAGATTCATTCTTGCTGACGATATGGGACTTGGAAAAACTACGTCAACTATTATTGCGGCATTAGAAACGGGGGCAAAAAAAATTCTAATTATATGTCCCGCATCATTAAAGATAAATTGGGAAAGGGAAATTGCAAATTATTCAGATAGAAGTGTTTTTATTGCTGAAGGGAAGAAGTTTTCAACTGAAACAGATTTTGTGATTATTAACTATGATATTCTGAAAAACTTTTATGATACCAAAGACAAAGAAAATTCATTGTTAACACAATGTAAATTTGATTTAGTTATTTTGGATGAAGCACATATGATATCCAATCCACAAGCACAACGAACCAAAATAATTAATTCATTTGTAAAAAACGTTCATAGGGCGTGGTTATTAACAGGAACACCAATGACATCCCGTCCTATGAATTATTACAATCTTTTACAATTAATTGAAAGTCCCGTCGCTCAAAATTGGATGGCTTATGCAATTCGTTATTGTCAGGGGTATCAATTTAAAGCGGGTAATAGAAAGGTGTGGAACGTTACGGGGGCGTCTAATTTGGAAGAATTAAGAGATAGGACATCAAAACAAATTCTTCGTAGATTAAAAGAAGATGTGTTAGATTTACCCGACAAAATTATCACCCCAATTTATTTGAGACTCAAATCGAAGGATTATGAAGAAATGATGGGGGAGTATTATGATTGGTATGAAAACAAAACAGACGAATCATCTTCACTTACAGTTCAGTTCAGTAAACTAATGAAAGTCAGAAAAATTATTGCAAACGAAAAAATTAAACACACAATAGAGGTTGCCGAAAACATTATAGAACAAGGTAAAAAAGTCATCATCTTTACAAACTTTACTGACACCCTACAAATATTACATCAACATTTCGGTAAACAATCGGTTTATCTTGATGGTAGTTGTACAAAACCACAAAGACAATATGCGGTGGATCAGTTCCAAGATAATGAAAAAATTAAAGTTTTTATCGGTAACTTAAAAGCAGCAGGAGTTGGGTTAACTTTAACATCCGCAGAAGTTGTTATTATGAATGATTTGTCCTTTGTTCCCGCAGAGCATTCCCAAGCGGAGGATAGAGCGTATCGTTACGGACAAAAAAATAACGTTCTTGTTTATTACCCATTGTTTGATAACTCAATTGAAGGTGCTATTTACGATATTCTAAATCGTAAAAAACAAATCATAAATACCGTTATGGGGGACGGTTTGGAAGAAAGTGGTGGAGATACCGTAGAAGAAATCCTTAACTCAATTAACAAAAGAAGATAAAACTTTGATTTAACGGATATTTATCGTTAATGAAAGTAAAAATCCAACATATGAATTGTCCAATGGATAAGGACAGTAGGGAACTTGCGGATGTGTTTATAAAATTTTTACAAAAACATTTTCCATTAAAACATAATGTTAAAATTTTATTTTTAGGTGAAAGAATTGGTGGTATGACTACTGGTAGTCGTAGTAAAGAACACGTTATAAAAATTCTAACAAAAAAAAGAATTAATAGAGATATATTAAGAACTTTGGCTCACGAGTGGGTTCACGAACATCAACACTCTATATTAGGTAGAGAAAGAGGTCCCGACATTGGTGGACAGAATGAAGATGAAGCAAATGCATTTGCGGGGAGATTAATGAAGATGTTTGAAAAAGAACATCCCGAATTAGAATCATTAGTGTATGAAGGATTCAAAAAGATCACAAAAAAAATAGATTTATTATCTGAACAAATTGTTTTAACGGAAAAAGAAAACATCCAAAAAAGTTTCTTAAACGAAATGAAGGAGATTGGTATTGATAAATTACCATATTCATATTCCGCAATTAAAAGATTTGTTGATCCTGAGACAATGAATATTCATTATAACAAACACTATAAAGGTTATGTTAAAAAACTAAATGATGCTTTATCAAAGAAAAAAGGTGAAATGCCTTTAGAAGATATTATTAAATCAATAAGTAAGTTTGATACAAAAGTTAGAAATAATGCCGGTGGAGCCTTTAATCACGCATTGTTTTGGAAAATGCTATCCCCAAAAAAACAAAAACCAAATGGTGTTGTATATGATAAAATTGTTAAACAATATGGTTCGTTTAATAAATTTAAAGAAGAATTTAATCAAGTTTCATTAGACAGATTTGGTTCAGGTTGGGCTTGGTTGATATTAACCAAGACTAATAGACTAAAGATAATGTCAACACCAAATCAAGACAATCCGTTAATGAATGTTGTTGATGGTGGTGGGTATCCATTACTAGGACTTGATTTATGGGAACACGCATATTATTTAAAATACCGTAACAAACGAGATCAATACATTAACAAATTTTGGGATTGTGTAAATTGGGACTTTGTTAATGAACTATTTGATTTAAAAAATAAGTAAAATAGTTTTTTATTCATCAAGATATTTATAATAAAACATTATTATGGCAATAATTCCCGAACCAGAAAGATCTGAATTATATAAAAAGATAAGACACCTATTAGGTGCTCCTTTAAGAGGTGTTGAATTGGAAGATGAACAGATGGACACCCTTCTTGAATTCGCAATTGATGAATATTCTCAAAAAGTTAATGATTGGTTGATTGAATCTCAATGGACAAGTTTGTGGAATTTGAATCTTGAAACTCAATCGTTATCAAGAGCCTTTGTAACAAAAAGTTTAGATTACGAAACAAGATATACATACGCTTACTCAAAAATTGTTGGTTTACAAGCTGGTGGAGAATGGGAACTTAAAAAAGATTATATCCAATTAGTTAAAAATCAACAAATTTATGAAATACCTGCAGGTAGAGAAATCAATGAACTTCTATGGTTTACTCCGGCAACACTAAACAATACAATGTTTGATCCGTGGTCATTTGGTTCATTAGGATATGGTGGAGGTCTTGGTGGTGGAGGAGGTCTTGCACAAATGGGGGGTAATATGGCAGGTTCATATTTTATGATGCCAGCATTTGATATGTTATTGAGAATGCAAGAAATCAACATCCAAAGAAGAATCATAGCAGGTGATTTAACATATAGAATTACCGCACTACCAGGCGGTAAAAAGGCAATACATTTAATGAATACTCCGGGAGGTAAATTTGATTTTGGTAACGGAACAATGACTAGAGGAAAAGTATGGTATTGGTATTATGACACATCTGAAGGAGGTAGGGATGAATGTTTAAAATCAAATCCCGATATAATTAAATTACCATCTGATGTCCCAATTGATAAATTATCTTGGGTTGATTTAAACCACCCAGCACAGGTATGGGTTCGTAATTGGTTCATTGCAAGTTGTAAAGAAACGTTATCAAAAGTTAGAGGAAAATATTCAGGTAATCTTAAAACACCTGATTCTGAATTAACAATGGATTACCAATCATTATCAACTGAAGGTAAAGACGAAAAGACAAAACTAATTGAGGAACTAACAGGTGCTGAAGGTAAATTAACAAGACTAAGACCCGATAAAGTATTAGAGCGAGAAGCATTATTAGCTGAAAATTTGAACAAAAGTTTAAAGTATAGAGCATTCCCAAGACAAATTTATGTGATATGATAAGAGTAGAGAATATTTCACCAAGAAAAAATGTGGTTAAATATCAAACACACATTCCACCTAAACCAACAAATATTGTTGAGGACAAAATTGTAACTACAGAAACCCATCAGATTGATGAGGAAATTTTGGTAATAGTTAAAGATGTTGAGAGTTCTGAAGTAACATTAAATTCTGAAAAAAATAAAACGGTAACCATTAAATCTTTGACTACCGTTTTAATAAAACCTGATGTTGGTTTAATAGATGAAGAATGGGACGAACTTCTTTTAGAAAAAGGTTCTTGTGTACATTTTCATTTTGTTGAGGGTAACTGGTACATACTTTCTAGTGATGGACTTAAGATGTCATAAATCTTTTTCATCAACATATTTTAACATATAAGGATCCGCCTTTCTATACATATGAAAAGGTGTTTCATTTACTCTTTCCCAAAATGTAAGTTCTTCATCCGAGATTTGCATCACGTCTTCTAACTTATCCTGATCATCTTCTTTAAATGGTTGTCCATTTATAAGTTGACATTGTTCCGTCGTAAAGAATCCTCTTTCTTCTGGATTCTTAACCAAAAGATTATTTCTAACTTCCTGTTGAAAAACCACAAGTAAAGGTTCTACTCGTTTATTAAATGTTGCAATCGCTCTTTGGATATTGTATTCTCCTAACATATCGGGGTTGTTTTCAATTTCAGACGGATCCAATCTATAACAATTAAGTTGTATCATTGATGTCATCGATTCATCAGGATATTTCCCATGATCTAAGAAATAATACTTTAATTGTTCGTTTGTCCACCCTTTCTTCAACTTATTAACCTTTTGTACATCCCCGTGTGAAGCTTTAGTTCCGTTATTGACATAATAAATTATATCACCAAGATTAACATTTAAGTTTTCTTTCATTGCCAATTCCATATGGGCTTGTCTTGACATAAGAGCCCCAGCCTTTGTTTTGGTTTTACTTCTTGCAATGTAATCATCAATTGATTGTTTAACTTTTGATTTATTTGCAATCTGCATCAAAGGAATTTTTTGATCAAATATCTTTTGTATATATTCATAATAATATTCTACAAAACCTTTCCCATCACCATCAAGTAACATTTTAATTGCCTTATCCAAGAACAACTCAATATACTTTGGCATTTTTTTAGATTTGATTGAGTTACCTGTAAGTTTGATTTTACCTTTACCTGTAATAAGTGCGTAGTTCTTTCTTGCCAAATTAATACATGCCGGCCATTGTCCGTCAGTATCAAGAGCCATTTCACCCCTCATAGCTAAGTCATTAAATTCCATAACATCAGCCTCCTCACCAATATACTCCTTACCCTCTTTAACTTTCCAATTCAAACCTTTACCGACATATCTTCTTGAATCTACACCATCAGGAACAGAGAAGTTAATACCATCCGTATCCATCACGAGAGGTGTGTATCCTCTATCCATAAAGAAATGAATCATCATACGAAGATATTGTCTACCTGTACAAGTAATCATTTCACCCTTGTCCATATCACCCCAATGGAATACTTGTGGTGCAGATAATGAACCAAAGAATGCGTTGATAAAAATCTTGATTGGTAATTGTTTTCTATCAAATGACAATGACTTTTTCTTATCAATACTTGCATATTCTTCTGCCAAGTTTTTATACATAATACGAGTATTTCTAAAATAGGATAACAATCCTTTCATCGCACCTGTGATATCACATTCAGGAAAAACATCGTGAACCAACTGAATTGATGGGTAGAGTGAAGAGTAGTCAAGTTTTAATACGTTCTTTGAGTACCCTGTTCTAATTAATCGTGATAACCCACCAACAAATCCTCTTTTTTCATTTTTTGCGGGTATTGCAAGTCCGTGTCTATAAGACCATGCTAACATCAACATCTTCCACAATGTTGCGGTACCCATTGTTGAAACTCTCTCATATGTTGTTGGTACCAGTGACGCCAATAGAAAAGTACCTTGATTGAATTCGTCATCCACCAATAGGGTTTCTTCCAAGTCATCATCAAGATATCTCTCAACAATATCATCACCTGTTGTCTTTATATAAATGTCACCTCTTCTGTAACAAACCTCATCAATTTTAGAATCAGAACCAACTTTTTTATAATTACCATTTTGAGTATTTAACCAATAATCTTCTTTTTTCGCATACATCGATCCAATTTTTGTGTGATCAATATAAATCCTGTCTTTGGCTTCAGCATCAATAAACTTTGTAATATATTTAAGTCCCGCTTCTTTGATGTTTGAATTTATTGCTTGTGCTCTACGAACAGAGTGGATTATATCAATAACATTGTAACCCCACATTTGGACTTGGTTATATCTCTCAACTTCGTTTGCCAACTTTAACATTGAATCTTTTTGCGAAATAGGTTTCATCCTGTTTAATGATGTTGGTATCTTTTTTAAATCAATATGTAACGCCTTACAACGTTCAAATATCCAATACCAGTCAAAGTTTGCCGAGTTATACCCACCAATGATTGATGGTTTTATTTCGTCTATAATATTAAAGAACTCCACCAAACCTGCTCGTTCCTCATCTTCATCTTTACACTCAATAACCTTTAGAAAACCTTTGTTAGTTTTCATACCAATCATAAATATCCTACCATCTTTAGGTTCTAAAGCAGTAGTTTCCAAGTCAAATACAAATCTAGTGATATCATTATATTCTTCAAAACCTTTAAATAATCGTTTTTCTTTTGAGATAAGGAACTGTTCTACGGGAGGTAGAATCATTATTTTGTCTTTAGTGTTTTCCCCCCAAGGGTCCAATCCGCCATCTCTAAAAAATTGTATAAGTTCTCTGTAACCTTTAATTGATTTAACAATAAATGTTAAACCCTTTTCTAATCTTTCATTACCGTCAGTGCGAAGTTTTTCAATAACAATCCCATATTTGGACATTGCATCCTTTTGTTGTGTTTTGGAGTTACTATAAAAGTTTAAACCTCTTAAATCACCCACCCAAGCAAATGAAATGAAGTTTTCTTTTTGAATTGATTTACCTTTTACGGGATCTTCTTTTATTTTGTAGATACAATTAGCAGCATAATCGTACTCAATCGCAGTAATAAATTTTTCGGGATCGGTACCTTCCAAGAAGGATTTAATTTCATCAGGACTTATCATTAATAATATATTTAAAATGGTTCATTATCTACCAAACTATGTTGGCATTTACCTTTACACTTAAATATATTATAGAAAAACTATATTGTCAATTGGGGTTATCCACAACAAGGAAAATCTATCACATAACAATCTTGATATGGTAATTCGTCTGCAATGTAACTTTCTTGAACATTTATAAATAATTGTTCTCTTATTGGTAAAATTAAAGTTCCATCATCATTTCTTAATAAGAATTGTCCTTCATATCTACCAACTTTATTTGTGTCTCTTGGTGTAAACCTATAATAGATGTAATACTCTGGTGTTGAGTTCGGTTCAAGTTGAACCTTTTCTACAAACCCCGCAGGTCTTGTTGATATTTTTGGAATTCCTGTTTCGGTATTAACCATAGAAAAGAAAATTGCGGATTCCTCAATCATTGACATAAAATTGTTATAATCACTTCTTCCGTCTTTTACTACTTGTAATTTTAAAACAGGAAGGGTTGCATTTTTTTTAATGTAGAATTCCATCTATAGTTTTTACTATAAATATACGATTACTTTATTTTAACATTCTTTTCTTAATGATGCATCATAATGATCGAACCTATTATGTTCCGTAGGTGTTAATAACAATAACCCAGGTTTCACATTTCCTTTTATCGTTTCTTGATAACATTGACTCATTAAAGTTTGCTCAAACGGATGATGGAATTTTGTTTTTAAATAACAATTATAGTTTCCTTCTTTAGAAAATAAACTAGGCCAATTACATAGATAGATTTCACCGCTAGCATATGGCAATCCTTGATGTGATTTAATATATTTAAATTCTGTATTTGGTGAATTTGGATCTAATCCTTGTTGTGGTAATTTGGGGTTATTTGGCCAATGACTTTGTCTAAAATCCTGTGGGACATTATACCAAGACCATTGTTTATCGTTTGAACCATAAAATTCCGTAAAGTTTAATTTTAAAAAATCAAAGGTTTCTTTTTTAAGAATGGATAGTGATTTAGTAAAAAGTTTTGGTACATATCTATTAAAACCATTTTTACAAGTTTCTTTTTTATCGTAAAAAAACATATCATCCTCAAAAAAATAATAATATCCCAATTCATCTTGTTCATCAAAATGTTCTGCAATAAATTGTCTACCACCAGTAATTCCTATATTATCTTTTTTAATGTGGGTAAATCCATATTCTTCACAAAGTTTTAAGTATTTTGGTGTTGTTGATAAATCAGTTGAGTTATCAAGTACAAATTTTTCAGTTTTGGTAATAAAATCAGAGTCATATTCTAACATTGATTTTATCAATGTCTCAAATTGATTTGGACTATTGAATGTTATAACATATAAACCAACACCATTACCTGATGTGAAAGTTATTTTATTCTTATCCCTTTGTAAGATTACATTATTATTTTTAACATCCTCAAAAAACTTATACATTAAACCATCATAACCTATTTGACAATAATTTATGAAGTTTGGGTATTGGTATAATAATATTGTAAACAAACTTTCTTCCGTACCCATAAACCCCCTATTAAGGGTGTCAATAAGTAACGAATAATATAATGTGTTCATTTGCTCTATTGATTGTTTACTACCACCAAAGAATCCACCTCTTGCAACAACTTTAGGTTCCGTAGTTGTCAAACGTTTCATTTCGTTATAATCAAACCCGTGAACTTCCGTTTCGGCATCATAAGGAAAACAAACAAACAAAAAATCTTCTGTTATATGTTGTATTTTATCTAAAACTTTATCGTGTGTAAAATATCCTGAATGAACGGTGTTTGTTAATCCAGCATCAATCCAATATAATTTATCGGAATTAAATTTATCTAAAAGTCTTGCATCATTAAGTAAAAACATTTTTGACATAACCAAAGGGTTATACATTTCTAATCTTGATTGTGTTGAGTTAGATAACCAACCAACTTGATTAAACCAATTTGGGTTATTTCTTATTGTTTGTATTTTATCGTAGTATTCATTGTTCTTGAACCATTCTGTATTTCTAACAATGAATTGGGTATTTTCTTCGTTTCTCCTTTGAAAAACAAATTCTTTTAACTCTTCGTCACCAAAAATAATTATATTACAATCAACGGAAAGTAATTCCTCAAATTTGTTTAAATAATGTTGGTAAGACCTTGACCACCCTTCATCAAGATTACCTCTACCAATATCCCATAAACCTGTTACTAATGTTATCATTATTCTTTAATTTTACAAACCCATACAACTGAACGAAATTCATCTTCCATATATGGTTTTAGATTATAAGTTAAGCAACTTTCATCAATATCCGAATCTTGTATTTCTAACCAGTTCCATATTTTATTATTAATATTCTCCTCAAAGTAAGTTTGATTTGGTGAATAATCGTGAGCCATAATAATATCACCAGGTTTTAATAAACTTGATAAAATTTTAAATTCATTTTTTTTAC